TATCAGATTGGAGGAAAAATATACATGGAAACTGAAAAGAAATTAAAATACATGCTAGATGAAATTGTAGAATTAAATGACATTATTAAGAAAGGCAAAGAAGCTATGGAAAAAAGGAATAGATTGAGAAAAGAAGTGTCGAATCTTATGGGAAATTATATGGAGGTAGTAAATGAATTGTCCTAAATGTAATAGAAAAATAGATATAAAGAAAAATCAAACTGTGGATTGTAGGTGTGGAGCTAAACTATTGGCTACACAGATAAAAGGGAAATTAGAAATATTTGATTTAAGAAAGGATAGTAAGTAGATGGAAGATAATTTATTAGTAAAAGAAACCTGGAAAATAGAAAATGATGATGATGCAGAGTGGTTAATTGAAAAATACAATGAAGATTTGATAGAAAAAGCTAGATATAGGATGTCATTAGAGAATAAAGTTAAGGATCTGATGGACAAACTAAATAAATTAGATGAGGAAGAAAAATATGCTATAGAAAAAAGAAATTCATATTTAATAGAATACTTTGAATCCATTGACGATAAGTTCAAGAAAAAAACTAAGACTCAAGAAAAATATAGACTTCCTTCAGGTGAGATTATAAAGAAATATCCTAATCCTGAATATAAGAGAGATAATGATAGATTGTTATCCTGGATACAAAAAAACAAACTAGATGATTATGTAGAGATAAAACAATCTCCTAAGTGGGGAGAACTTAAAAAAGTAACTAAAATTGTAAATGGACAAGTAGTTACTGAGGATGGAGAAATAGTTGAAGGGGTTGAAGTAATAGAAAAACCACCGGTAATGGAGTTTAAGGAGGTATGAAATACTATCTAATATTTATATGGGATTATGACGTATATGTGCATGAACATGATACTAAAGAAAATGCAATTAAGGATTATGAAAGATATAAGTATTCTGAATGTAAAGTTATATTAGCAAAAGGTAAGGAGCTCAATTGGGAGGTATAAGATGATTAAAATAGATGAAAAAGTTGATTTATCGAAAAAGGTATTAGAAATAGATATTGAAAGTCCAATATTTAATACCATGCTTCATGATCTAAATTTACAAATCAAAAGAGTTATAGAAAAAGTTTATGATGAGGAATTTGAAGTTGGAGAAATATCCTTGAAACTCAAGTTATCTATTAATGAGGATTATAAGACTTACCCTAAAGATGATGGATATGGAGGATTTACAGAAGAATCATACAGATATAGAAAACCTTATTTTGAACACCAAGTATCAACAACTCTAAAGAAACAATATAAACAAGAGGGAGTATATACCGAAGAAAAAGAAGTTAAATTTAAAGACGGCCAATACTATGTAGTTCCAATAATAGAACCACAGACTAGTTTATTTGATTAGGAGGTATAAGTATGGTTTTACAAATTACAAAAGCAACTGACATAAAGACATCTAAAGGTACTTACTTAATTTATGCACCACCAGGAATGGGAAAGACATCAAGTTTAAAATATCTTCCAGGTAAGACTCTTGTTTTAGATATAGATAGGACAACCAAGGTTCTTAAAGGTTGTAAAAATATAGATATAGCAGAAGTAGATAATATTAATACCTGGGGACATTGGGAAAAACTTGTTGTGGATCTGTACGAAAACTACAGAGGAAAATATGACAATATTGCAGTTGATAATGTTTCAGAATTAGAAAGATGTATATTATCTGATTTAGGTAGACAAGGAAAAAATAAAGGTGTTCCAGCTCAGGGAGACTACCAATATATGCAGTTTAAATTGGTAAATTCACTTAGATATATGAAGAATCTTGATTGCAATATTATTTGGACAGCCTGGGAAACTACGGATTTATATCAGGATGCAAATGGACAACAATTTAATAGATCCTTCCCTCAGATTAACGGAAAAATTTTAAATAATGTACTTGGACTATGTGATGTGGTTGGAAGGCTTCTCATTAATTCAGAAGGTGAAAGAGGATTTATGTTATCAGCTACCAATTCCACATATGCTAAAAATCAGTTAGATGATAGAAAAGGTTGTCTACAGTCAGAGTTAATTTTGGTAGGTGATGCAGTTGCGACAACTAAGGCCGTATCAAATACAACTGATAAATGAAACTAGACAAGCTTATTTGCAGGGATATAAAAGTCCCTGCATAGTTTCCCCTTGTGGGAGTGGAAAATCTGTAATGATAGCTGAAATTGCCAAGAAAACCATCTTAAAGAAAAATAGAGTTTTATTCTTAGTTCATAGGAAGGAACTTAAAGAACAGATAGCAGATACATTCAATTGGTGGGGAGTAAATACAGATTATGTAGAAATAGGTATGGTCCAAACAATAGTTAGAAGACTAGAAAAGACTATCATACCAAATCTTATCATAACTGATGAAAATCACCACTCATTGGCAAGTAGCTATAGGAAAATTTATAATTACTTTCCTAGTGCTAGACGAGTAGGTTTTACAGCTACTCCTGTAAGGTTAAATGGTGGAGGATTGGGAGATGTAAATGATGTGTTGATTGAAGGCCCTACGGTTACAGAGTTAATTGAATGGGGGAACTTAGCACCATTTAAATATTATGCTCCTGAAATAATTGATACTTCTAAATTGAAAATTAGAAGAGGGGAATATGTAGCCAGTGATATAGAAGATTTATTTCAAAGTAAGGCTATTTGGGGTGATGTAGTAAAACACTATAAAAAATTATCAGATGGTAAACAGGCTATATGCTATTGTTCTAGCATTAAACAATCAAAGAGAATGGCAAAGGAATTTAATGATAATGGAATAGTGGCCAAGCATATTGATGGCGAAACTCCAAAGGCTGAAAGAGAGGCTGCAATAGAATATTTTAGACAAGGTAATATTATGATCCTATGTAATGTAGATTTAATTTCAGAAGGATTTGACGTTCCAGATTGTAATACTGCAATACTACTTAGGCCTACACAATCCCTCTCCTTATACATTCAACAGGCAATGCGACCTATGAGATATAAGGAAGGCAAGACAGCCATAATAATCGACCATGTAGGGAATGTAGGTAGATTTGGTACACCTGATATGAAAAGAGATTGGACCTTAGAGCCAAAGAAAGGATCTAATACTACAGTTAAGGAAGAAAATCCAGTAAAGCAATGTATGGAATGTTTTTATACCGTAAAGAGAAATACAACAGTATGTCCTGAATGCGGATATGAATTTAAAGCAGAGGAAAAAGAAGTTGAGCAAGTAGAAAGTGAGTTAGTAGAGGTAGGCTTATTTCAAGGATTTACTACTGATTATAGGGAACCTAAGGACTGTAAGAATATGGGGGAGTTATATCAGTTAGCCAAAAACAAAGGATACAAACCAGGATGGGCCTACTATCAAGGAAAATTAATGGGATTTATTAAATAGGAGGTTTAAGTAGTGTATGAAGATATTGTAAAAGCAAGAGAAGCATTAGATGAATTAATAAAATTAAAAAACACTGGCAATATCATTAATGTTGATGACTATATTGATAGTTTAGATGAAAAAAACATATAAACATGTGTTACGAATGGTTACTTACGGTAGTTATAAAGATTTTATAAATGAGGAGGAATAATAAATGTTTACAATAAATCATGATGAAGCAATGGATACGAGTGTAATAGAAGAAGGAATTTATGAGGTATTGGTGGTAAAGGCTTTTGAAGATGTATCAAAAAATGGATCTATATTTATAAATTTACACTTAGTAGTTAGAAATGATGTAGACCAGAAATACAAAAATAAATATATATTCGCTAGTATTTGGCAGAACAAAGAGACAGGACAGTATCATTCAGGAATGATAAATACAGTTGCAAAGTCCTTAAAAATAGAAAATGGAAAGAGATTTAATAGTTTACAGGAGCTATTAGATGATTTTCTTAATAAAACTGCTAGGGTTACGGTTAAACATGAGGAATATAATGGAAAAACTTATGAAAGAGTACAGTCATGGGAACCGAGTAGATTTAATACATGTAATCATGTGTTCAAAGAAAGTCAAAATACAGGTACAGGAATCAGTGGATTCTATCCAGTGGATAATGATGATATACCATTTTAATATAGGGGAGATTTTTCTCCCCTTTTGCATAAAGGAAGTGATGACTATTGTATGAGAATATACCTCAAGAATTAAAAAAATTGAAACAGTGGGTTTGTTGGAAATTTGAAGAGAGAAACGGAAGAAAAACAAAGACTCCTATAAATGCTAAAACAGGCGGATATGCACAATCTAATAATCAAGCTACATGGGTTGATTTTGATACAGCAGTTAAAGTATCTAAGAATTTTTCAGGTATTGGATTTATGCTAGGAAATGGGATATTTGGAATAGACCTAGACAATATGGATGATGAAATAGAAAAGTATAAAAATAGTGATGAAGATAATATTATATCTGAATTTATACATGGATTAGGTAGTTATGCAGAGTACTCTCCAAGTGGAAAAGGAATCCATATCATATGTAAAGGAAAGCTCCCTCCAGGAGGAAGGAGAAAAGGAAACTTTGAATTTTATGAAAACGGTAGATTCTTTACAGTTACAGGAGATATAGCAAGTGAATATATAGAAGTCATAGATTGTACTGAGACTGTTAAATATCTACATGGTAAATATATAGGTACTCCAATGGTTACTCAAAATAGAGAAACCAATAATATCGGAGATTTAAATCTAGATGAGCAACAGATAATAGATATAGCTTTAAAATCTAAGCAAGGACAGGCGTTTAATACTTTATATCAAGGGTTTTGGGAAGGATTATATCCTAGCCAATCAGAAGCGGATTTAGCCTTTGCAAATATGCTCGCTTTCTGGACTGGCAGAGATAAATTTAAGATGGATTCTATATTTAGAAAATCAGGACTATTTAGACCTAAGTGGGATTCTAGACGAGGAGAACGGACTTATGGAGATTATGTATTGGATGCAGCTATTAGAGATTGCAGAGAAGTTTTTACACCAGGACATGGCGTAGAAGATTATGGAGTTGTTATTTTAGATAAAGAAATTAAAAAATATGCTTTTGATGATACCGGTAATGCTGATAGATTCGTTGATAAGTTTAGGAATAGAGCAAGATATAGCTATATAGATAGAGGATGGTATTTCTATAATGGTCGAAAATGGGAATTTGATAATTTGGGACATGTTAAAGGTCTTACTGAAGATGTCATTAATGATATGAAGTTAGAACTCGCATATTGTAAAGATGAAGAAGAGGAAAAAGCTTTCTTTAAGCATCTTAAATATACCAGAAACAATAGAGGAAAAACCAATATGATGAAGGAATCAGAGCATAGATTATCAATTTTACCTAGTGAGTTTGATAAAGATAAAGATGTTTTTAATGTTATGAACGGAGTAATTAGTTTAAGAGACGGAAAATTATATAACCATGACTATGAGAGATATCTAAGTAAAATGAGCTATGTAGAATATACAGATAAAATTGATACTCCAATGTGGATAGAGTTTTTAAATCAGATATTTGGAAATGACCAAGAACTTATAGGCTATATCCAAAAGGCAGTAGGGTATTCCATGTCAGGATCTACAAAGGAACAATGTGTATTTTTCTGCTATGGAAATGGTAGAAATGGAAAGTCTACATTCTTAGATATTATATCAGAAATTATGGGGGACTATGCTACTAATATACAGCCAGAGACTATTATGGTCAATAGACAAACTGGAGGAGCAAATTCAGATATAGCAAGACTAAAAGGAGCCAGATTTGTAACTACAGTAGAACCGAACCAGGGAGCAAGAATCAACGAAGGACTATTAAAGCAATTAACTGGTGGAGATACAGTTACAGCTAGACATTTATATGGCCGAGAATTTGAATTTGAAGCAGAATTTAAGCTCTGGATGGCAACTAATCATAAACCTATTATCAGGGGCAGGGATTTAGGTATTTGGAGAAGGATGCACTTAATCCCTTTCACTGTAGAAATTCCAGATGACAAGGTAGATAAGAATCTTAAATATAAATTAAAGAAAGAACTTACTGGAATTCTAAATTGGGTAGTTGAAGGCTGTATCAAATGGCAGAGAGAGGGATTAGAAATTCCTAAGGCAGTGGAGGAAGCAGTTAAGGAATATAAATCTGAGATGGATGTTATTTCAGCCTTCTTAGAGGATTGTACCGTTCAAGGACCAGGAGAAGTAAAAGCCAGTGAATTGTATAAAGCTTATTCAGAATGGGCAGAGCAGAATGGAGAATATAAGATGTCAAATACTATGTTTGGTAAAGAAGTAGGGTTGAGGTATGAAAAAAAGAGGTGTAATCGTGGTAATGTTTATCAAGGAATTAGGCTAAATGAGGATTCAAAACCTTATCAAATTAATTGGAGTAACTAAAAGCATGTATGGTTGTGAAGGGGATGAGTCGATTTTCATAAACTTTTATATATAATTTTCTCCTATGGGACTTTATATATAAACCCTTCAAATATACACTGCTATACACAAGTAAGTAAAATACTATATTATATATAAATATAAAATATTATGTAAACTATATTATATAAACTAAAGGAGTGAATTTTAATGAAACATAGAAGATTATCCCAAGATTTTAAACTACCTAATTATTTATCAGAAAAACAAAGAAAAGATATTATATTAGCAATAAAAAAAGGAACTCCCATTATTATAAGTGGCAATCAAGGATCAACTGGTAAAACTACATTAGCAAATATATTAAAAGAAAACGATATTACCGCTTATGAAGAATGGGAGTGTTTAGAAATTGAACTTAAAAATAAGTTGGATTAAGGGGGATAAATATGAGAGAGATTAAGTTTAGAGGAAAAAGAATTGATAATGGTGAATGGGTTTATGGTTGCCTAACAAGATACTCAAGAGAAATGAGTTATATAACAGTAGATTTAATTGAAAATGAAGTGTATGAAGTATATACAGATACAGTGGGAGAATATATAGGATTAAGAGAAATGGAGATATACGAAGGTGATATTGCAAGGTGCTATGGAGGGGAATACTGGCAAGGCACTTGGGAGTTTAACGTTGTAATAGAAATAGATTCGATATTAAACCCAAGAGTTTTGATGCATTTATCTGAGAGTGAAAACTTAAAAATTATCGGAAATATTCATGACAATCCAGAGTTGGTGCAGATATGAGAGAAAAAGATATTCAAAATGAAATTAGACTTGCTTTAAATCCATATGCAGTAGTTTTTAGGATTAATGTCGGTACCTTTATGAGTGAAACGGGACAATTTGTATCAACAGGTGTACCAAGAGGTTTTTCAGATTTATTTGGAGTAAGAAAATCAGATGGTAAAGCTTTTTTTATAGAGGTTAAGAATGAAAAGGGAAGGACTTCTAAGTATCAAGATAATTTCTTAGAGCAGATGAGAAAGAATAATGCTATCGTGGGGGTGGCAAGATCAGGTGAGGAAGCAGTTAGAATCATTAAAGAAGGAATATAATATTGCAATTGCTAGATTTCATAAAATGGAAAAATGGTGTGATACTGCAACTATTGAAGACCAGGAGAAAAATTATAAACACATTGTTGATGTCATAAATACCTGCAATAGATTACTGAATGAAATTAAGAAATATGATGAGTTTGTAACTGATAATGAAATATTGAACGGATTTAAATTACTGTCAAGTTAAATATGAGTATTTTACAGATATTAGAGAATCAATGAAAGTTGCCAGCAAGTTAAAGGAGCTGATGTAGTTGTTTAGTTATAACGTAGCAGAGGCAATACCTTATAAAAGTTTTAAAGAAATGATAAATATAGTGAAAGAAGAATTAGCTAAAGATAGATATATTGAAGTTTGGGACAAGTTTATTTATTCAGCGGAGAAATGGGAGGAGAATAGTAAGGTGGTGTAATTATTGTTAGATGAAAGAATCAATAAGATGATTGAAGATAATATAAGATTAGTACCTTATATAGTTCATAAAAGTTTTAAAACCGATATTGCAATAGATTCTAGTTTATTAGATGAATATATAAGTGTTGGTAATTTAGCACTTATAGATGCATGTAAAAACTTTGATGAAAGTAAAGGCTTTCAATTTGCCACTTATGCAACTTCTGTAATTTGGGGAGCTATACAGAAATTCAGAAGAGACAAAAGAAAAGTTATAAGACTTCCACGTAGACTTCATAAGGCAGGAACGGAATATTTTAGAGGAATTAATGAAAATAAGGATATTGATACAGTTTGTGAAGAGACGGGAATCTCCAGAAAAGATATTGAGGAATACTTAGCAACTAAAGACATAGTTAATTTGGATACCCCTATAGAGGATTCGGAAGGTTGTAGTTTTACCAGATTAGATATGTTAGCAGATGAGTGCAATATAGAAGAAACTATAATAGAAAATATGAAATATAAAGAAAAGATGGAAATCTTAGAAAAAATCCTTAGTGATAAAGAACTTAAAATTGTAAAATTAGTTGAGTTGGGAATATATAGACATAAGGATTTAGCTAAGGAAACGAATTTAAGTCAATCCTATATTAGTAGAATTCTTAAGAGATTAACTGAAATGGTTGGACCAGCTGTTGAAGAATACCATTCAGGAAAAATATCGTGGAATGAACTTTGTAAAAAATTGAATATCAAAGAAAAGAGGGAAACTCAAATGCCTAGCGGTGTGTTTTTCGATTCAATATGTATTGCATTAAAAAATAAATTCAAGAGTGTGGATACTGAGATTACAAAAACAACAATAATTGAGAAGCTGAGGGAACTAGGAATTAATGAAAATTCTTTAACTGAAAATCAAATAGATAAACTATTAAATGAATTGGAGGTTTTGAATGTGAGAAAATTTGAAAAAGAAATAAATGAATTGTGCGAATGGTTAATAGATAATCCAGGAGAGCAACTTAATATGGCTGAAGAGTTAAAAGAACTTGGAATGTCAAAAAGTAGTATTAGTTACTACAGAGGAACTATTAGAGATAAGATAGTTGAAAGATTAAAAGAACAGGGATTAGACATTAGAGAAATTCCTTTTGGAAAAGGAACAAGATTAGTATTATATCCAAGCAAACAATCTGTAGGGATAAAAGAAGAATCTGTAATAGCTGCAGAGGAAACTGAAAAACCATCAGATAATATATTATTTGATATTGAGGATATGCCACTTAAAGATTATAACTTAGAATTTGCAAAGGCATTACAAAAATCTTTATCAATGCTTACTACCCTTGGGAAATCAGCAGTATTAGATATTAAAGTAAGAGAGGTTAGCTAAGATGACAATTAAATTAATATTATTTTTAATATGCGGAATATCAATAGGCATTGGAATAAGGGATAAGTTTTATAAAGAAGAAATAGAATCAAGGGAAGATTTAATTAAAACTTATGATGAATATATTGAATTCTTAGAAGGTGAATGTGTTGAGGGCTATAAAAAAGCTTTGGATGATACTTTAAAAGATAATATAAAGTTAAGAAAGAAATTGAAAGCTTATGAGTAGAGGAGGTATAACTCCATGGACATTAAAGATTTACTTAAACAGTATAATGACTTGCAAATAGAAATAAAAGAATTAGAACAACGAATTACTAAATTACAAAATAAGAAAATAAAAATAGAATTTGATAGAGTTAAAGGATCCAGTGATGTATTTCCTTATATCGAAAGGAGTTTTACTATAGAAGGATATAATTATCCTGAAGCTGATAGGAAGGAAGAAAGACTGATTAAATTAAATGATCTATTGTGTATGAGAAAATCTAAGTGTGAGGATTTAAAGCTGCAGATAGAGGAATTTATATTTAATATTCCAGATAGTAGGACAAGGAGAGTTTTTCATTATAGGTATATTGACAACTTAAGTTGGCAGGCAATAGCAATACGGATTGGAAAAACTCATGAGAGCTATCCAAGAATGATTCATAATAGATATTTGGAGGGGTTAGAATGATTGCGTATAATATGTCTATAGATTGCAATGAAGTATCAGATGAAAATAAAGTTAAAAGAATGAGAACATATACAACAGGAGAATTACTATATTTACTTAGAGAAATAGAAAGTACTTCTTATAAATATAGCGAAACAATCATAAAGGAGTGTTATTCTTTGCTTTATGATAAAAATATTATTTGTATTTAAAATTATTTTAAGTTTGTGCGTTTTGTGCGATATAGATATGTTAATATGGTAGTAAGTGGAAATATAAAAGTTAATAGAAATTTACATTAAAAATCTCACCGATATCCTGGTGGGATTTTTTATTACTCCTTAATGTGACGGGCGGTGTGGCTATTAACCCAATATCGGAAAAGGAGATGTATAATATGTTAAAAGTTTTAAGTTTATTTAGTGGTATAGGAGCATTTGAAAAAGGATTAAAAAAAGCAGGTGTCAACTATGAGATAGTTAATTATTGTGAAATTGATAAATATGCAAGTCATGCATATAGTGCAATTCACGATATAAGCGAAAGTTATAATCTGAAAGATGTTACTAAAATAGATATAAATCAACTAGAAGATTTTGACTTATTGACTCATGGTAGTCCATGTCAAGATTTTTCTTTGTCTGGCAAAGGAGAAGGCGGAGATGAAGGGAGTAAGACACGTTCAAGTTTAATGTGGTATTCTGTAAATATAATTGAAAATAAATTACCCAGGTATGTAATTTGGGAGAATGTAAAAGGTGTTTTAAGTAAAAAACATAAACATAACTTTGATAAATATATTAGTAGGCTAGAGGAATTAGGATATAGAAATTATTATAAAGTACTTAATAGTAAAGATTATGGAGCACCACAAAGTAGAGAAAGAGTCTTTGTCATTTCCATAAGAAAAGATATATCTAAGGAATTTAATTTTAAACAGAGAGAACATGAAAAGCTTAAAATAAGAGATATAGTAGAAAATGATATTGATGGAAAATATTATTTAAAAGGTACTTATATAAAAGATTTAACAAGAGAATTTGAGGGAAGGCTAAACACTAAGCAAATAAATAAGTATGGTTTACTAAAAGTCGGAGATATCAAAAATCCAAAAAGTTTTGAAATGAATAATAGAGTATTTTCAAAAGACGGAGTAAGCCCAACATTAACAACAACGAATCCAACTAAGATAGCTGAATGTAGAGTAAGGCATTTAACACCATTAGAGTTTTGGAGGGCGACTGGGTTTAGTGATGAAGATTATTGTAAGGCAAAAAGAGCATTAGAACAAAAATTTTATAAAGGTAAAGATAGAACAGACAGCCAAATGTATAAGATGGCTGGAAATAGTATAGTAGTAAATGTATTAGAAGATATTTATAGAGAATTATTTATAGATTAAGAGTCAAAAGGCTTTTTTCATGAAGATATGAGATTAGCTAAAAGAGGACCATAAATTAGTCCTCTTTTAGTTTAATGATAATCTGGTTATTGGCAGTATCAATTACTTTCTCAGTAGGTAGAATATTACCATCTGAATCAATAAATCCACATTCACGGGCTTCATTTGCACCGATATTTACTGTATAGCTTGATATGTTTCCATAACCATTTTTTTTAGGTGATAGTTTGATTGGTTTTATTTCCATAAATAATTATCCTTTCTTGTATAATTTGTAGGCAGATACAACAGATATTAATGCGATTATTACGGCAACGATATTAAATATAATATTTACTTCTACAAACAAAGATATTACACTTAATATAAGATTTAAAATTAAAGATATGGTTAGTATAGTCATTGATAATATGGGTAAGATAGTGTAAAATATATTTAAAGAGGCGAGGGGATTTCTCCCCTCTATTTGGGACTTATTCTAAGGCTCTCATCAATCTATCTATTAAACCGATTACGGCGGTTATCAGACTTATGATTGATATTATCAGTCTTATTTTAAGTTCCTTTTCTTTGTTATTTTTCCTCTTTTTCTTCTTACCCACTTCCTCACCTCCTAATTATATTATAGCATAGCGTAACGCTATTGTCAATAGTTTTGGTAAATTTTTCATAAATATTTTTATTAAATCGGACATCCAGTAGGGTGTCTTTTTCTTGTGGTAAATTAGAGAAAGGAGAATATAAATGTCAACAGCATATGTAGCTTTTCTTTATTGCTTAACAGCACTATTCCGAGTAATAACAATAATGCTTATAATAACAGGAATTATAATTTTAAAAGATTATCTGGATATAGAGAATATGGTTAAAGAAAGTAAAATGATTTTTCCAGCTAAGCCGAAATTACCGCCAATACCAAAAGAGAAAATAAGGAACGATGTAAATGAATAAGAAACCATTAAGACCATGCAAGAAAATAGGATGTCCTAATCTAACTAGAGAAGGGTACTGTGAAGATCATATACAAGTAGCAGAAGAACATAAATCAATAAGAAATAAATATTATGATAAATATGTAAGGGAAAAGAAGTATACTGATTTTTATAACTCAGATGAATGGGAAAGAGTAAGAGAAACTATATTAATAACTTACCATGGAATAGATATATATGCTTATTATATAAATAAAGAAACAGAATTAGCTAATACGGTTCATCACATTGTAGAGGTTAGGTACGATTGGGATAAGAGACTAGAATTAATAAATCTATTTCCTACAACAGAAAGCAATCATACTAAGATACATCAGTTATATAAGAAAGATAAAAGGGCAACTCAAAGGATATTGATGGAGTTATTAGAAAGATTTAGGAGTGAATACAACATACCCCCCTCCTTTTAAATGTTTTTATAGATTCATAAAAGACCGAGATGCGTCAATAGCTTAAACAAAATTCCCTAAATGAATATTTTCGAGGAGGTGAGAAGGTGGCTAGACCCCGTGAACCAATCGACCTTTTAGTAGCAAAAGGAAAAAAAAATTTAACCAAAAAAGAAATAGAAGAAAGAAAGGCTCAAGAATTAAAAGTTGATAATGATAAAGTTGAAGCTCCTTCTTACTTACCAGATGATTTAAAAGAAGAATTTAATAGAGTTTCCGATGAATTAATAGCAATAGGTATTATGACAAATTTAGATTGCGAAGCTTTGGGGAGGTTTATAGTATCTGAAAGCCAGTATCAAAAAGTTACAGAAAAGATACTAAAAATGAAAACCATAGGTCCTACTTATATAGAACTTATAAAGACACAGGAAAGGCTATTTAAAATGTGTAGACAAGCAGCAAGTGATTTGGGATTATCTATATCCAGTAGAGCAAAATTGATGGCACCTAAAAAAGTGGAGGTAAAAAAAGAAAGTAAATTCGATAGGATGTTTGGAGATGTATGATCCATATCCACTAGACTATCCTATTAAAAAAGAGTTAATTGGATACTCCACTGATGTTATAGATGGAAAAATAATAGCTTGTCAAAAACATAAATGGGCTTGTATGAGATTTCTAAGAGACTTAGAGAGAGAGGGAACGGAGGGGTTTCCTTTTTTATTTAATGAAGAAAAAGCTTTAAGATTTTTAAATTGGATGAAATTATACAAGCATAGAAAAGGTGTTTTGGTTGGACAAAGAATCGACCCCCATATTATACAGAAATTTGTATTTGGAAATATATATGGGTGGGAACATAAAGACACAAGACACAGGAGATTTAGAAAAGGATATTGGCAAGTTGCTAAAAAAAATGCTAAATCCCAAAGTCTTTCTTGTGTAGCAAGCTATGAATTAATGGCAATGGGAGCAGGGAAAAGCGAAGTTTATTGTGCTGCTACAAAGACAGACCAAGCTAAAATAGTTTGGGAAGAAACAGAAGCAATGCTTGACAATTGTGAGGAATTAAAGGGAAAATATAAAGTTGCGTACAGTAGGATAATACACAAAAAAACAGGCTCAGTAATGAGAACTCTGTCTAAAGAAGATAAAAAAACAGGGGATGGGCTTGACCCTCAATGTGGAATAATTGACGAATATATGGCTAGCGAAACATCTGAAATACACGACGTTATAGAGAGTGCTATGGTTGCAAGGGCAGAGCCTTTACTCATGATTATAACAACAGCAGGATTTGACTTAAATGTACCTTGTTACGAAGAAGAATATATGTATATGTCAAGTATACTAGACCCGAACAACCCTATCGAAAATGATGGCTATTTTGGAATGATAAATGAATTAGACAAAGATGAGGAAGGTAATCTGATAGATGATATCAATGATGAGAGGATATGGGAAAAGGCAAATCCAATAACTTGTTCGTATCCCGAAGGGAGAAAAAATCTAAAAGATTTATTGATAGCAGCTCAAGATGTTCCTGAAAAAATGAGGTCATTTTTGACTAAAAATATGAATATCTGGGTTAATGAAAAAAGACAGGGATATATGAATATGGCAAAGTGGGCTTTATGCGGAAATACAGAGAAGAATCCATTTCCTGATGTTACAGGATTACCTGTTATAAGTGGAGTGGACTTGTCATCAACTATTGACCTTACAAGTGTTAGTTTCGAGATACAACTGCCTGACAGCAGAATAGCTGTTATGTCTCATTCCTTCATGCCCGCTGATAAATTCCATGAAAAGATGAAAAGTGACAAGAGACATTATGACTTATGGGAAAAACAAAAATGGTTGACAGTAACCCCTGGGGCAGTAGTAGATTATAACTTTGTTCTAAAATATATTGAGAACACCTATGAAAAATACAACTGGATAAAAGGAGAAGTTTGTTTTGACAGGGCCTTGGCTACTTGGTTAATGACACAACTAGAGAATAGAGGATTTACACCTGTAGATATACCACAAGGTATGCTTACCTTGTCAGAACCTACTAAAGATTTTAGAACACAAGTCTATAGCGAAAATAAGAATATAATACATGATAATAACCCAGTATTAACTTGGGCAATTAGTAATGCGGTTACTAGAAAGGATCATAACGAGAACATAATGCTAGACAAGTCTAAGTCACGTGAAAGAATAGACCCCATAGCTTCATTAATCAACGCTCATGTGAGAGCGATAAGTAAATTTAAAATAGTGGAAGAAGATATATTCTATAGTCCAGATATATAAGGAGGCGAGACATTGAATGTATGGAATAAAGCAGTTAATTATATAAAGAACATCCGCAGAAGCATAAGAATAGTTGTAAAAAATTATGGATCGGCCTTTAATTTTTCTAATACAGACTTAGCAACTAATGAAACTATATTTGCTGCAGTATCATTATTAAGTAATACTATGGGCAGTTTGCCTTTAAAGCTTTATAAAAACTACAATGCAGTTAAACCTGAGGATGATAGTTTAGCTCAAATGATTGAATACAATCCATATTCATACTTAACAACTTTAGAATGGGTTAGAGTTATGGAGACTTTAAAAAACATCAAAGGTAACTCTTATGCAGTAATAGAATATGACACAAGTTATCAGCCTATGAATTTGCATATATTAAATCCTGACTTTGTGGAACCTGTTATAGAAAAAGATACAAAGGATCTATGGTATCAAGTAAGAGACCAAGATGGATTGGTGTATATTCATAATACAAATATGATTCATTTTAAACATATTTCAACTAATGGATATAAAGGAATTAACCCGCTAGATGTGTTAAGAAACACTATAGATTATGATAAAGAGGTTAAGGAATTTAGCATTAATCAAATGAAGAATGGATTAAAAGCTAACTTAGTAATTAAATTATCGTCAAAACTAAATGAAGAATCCATGAAAGAATACACCGATATGCTAGGAAGGTTTCAAAAGAATGGAATCTTATTTGTAGATATGGGCAAAGACTTTCAAGAACTTAAAAATTCACAATTCATAGACCCTAAAGTATTTGATGTGGAAAACATCACTATAGCAAGAGTAGCAAGGGTGTACAACATACCTTTACACAAACTATTAGCAGAAAATCAAAGTTATGCAAGTGCTGAGCAAGCTGACTTGGAATATATCAAAGACACTATATTACCAAGCGTTAGGCAAGACGAACAAGAATTAAATAAAAAACTTCTAACAGAAGATAGGAAAAATCAAGGATACTCCTTTAAGTTTAATCTAAATGGCTTAGCCAGAGCAGATATGAAAACTAGAGGAGATTTTTATTTTAAAGGTGTCAGGAGTGGGTGGTTTACTCCTAATGAAGTAAGAGCATTAGAGGAATTACCCCCATTAGAGGGAGGCGATGGTCTTTATATGAGTGGTGACTTATATCCTATCAAAGAATTAGGTAATAGAAAGAGGTGATTAAAATGGAAAAAACAAAAACAGTAACTAAAGAACAAATAGATGAAATTCTTAGCAAGTCTCAATTTAAAGAGTTTCATAGAATCTTTGATAAACAATGCGTAGTGGTGGCATTATTGCCCAATGGATTTACTATAGTTGGAGAATCTGCTTGCGTAGACCCTAATAATTATGATGAAACAATAGGATATGACTTAGCTGTTAGGGATATAGAAAAACAATTATGGATGTTAGAGGGTTATCTATTGCAGAATAGAGGTGAGAACAATAAATAAGTTTTGGGAAGTTAAAAACGCAACAGAGGAAAATACAGGAGAGATTTATATCTATGGTGATATAGTCTCCTATAAGTGGTATGAGGAAGATACTACAGCTAAAAGTTTTAAAGAGGATTTAGACGCATTGGGAGATGTAGATGTACTTAATGTGTACATTAATTCTCCTGGAGGTTCCGTATTCCAAGGTCAGGCTATAGTATCAATTTTAAAAAGGCTAAATTCTAACATTAAAGTTCATATAGATGGTGTAGCCGCAAGCATAGCTTCTGTAATAGCAATGGCAGGACATACTATTCATATGCCTAGCAACGCTATGATGATGATACACAACCCTTGGACATGGACATATGGAAATGCAAATGAACTTAGAAAGCAAGCTGATGATCTAGATAAGATAAGGGAAAGCATGATTTCAATGTACTTAGATAAGGCAGGAGATAAGCTTGACAGAGATACATTGATAGATTTACTTGACAAAGAAACATGGCTAACTGCTCAAGAATGTTACCACTATGGATTATGCGACGTTGTAGAAGAAGAAAAGGAAATTGCAGCAAGCATAAACATGGATATGTTATCCAAGTATAAAAATACACCAAAAGAATTACTAGGAAGAAAGACAGAAAAGTGTAATGAAGTTATCAATGCAAATATTAAAGATGAAGAAATTGAATCTTTAATAGCAAGAGTAAACAATATTATAAAATTTGAGGAGGAACGTATTTATGAATAGGTATCAATTAGAACAAATGTTAGCAGGAGTAGGGCAAGAGTTAGATGTAGCAAATAAGAAATTAACTTCTATGTATGCAGATGCAAAAACAACTCTTGAAGCAAGAAGTGAGCAAAAGGAAACAGTAAAGGATTTAGAAGAAAGATTTAATGGTATCAAGTCACAAATTGATGAAATGGATAAAAAAGCTGCAGCTAAATTAAATCAACAATCTATAGAAGGAACAACACCAGAAGAGAAAGTAGTTAAAGCAAAAGCAGAACTTATAAGAGCAGTAATGGCAAACAAACCTGTACCTCAAGAAGTAAAAGCTGCATTAGGTGACAATAACGCTACAGGTGGAGAAAAGATATTACCAAGAACAATGACAAATGAATTATTACATGAGCCATTTGTTAAGAACCCATTAAGAGACATCTCTACATTTACGAATATCACTAATTTAGAAGTGCCTAGAATAACATTTTCCCTAGATGATGACGATTTTATAAAAGATACGGAAACAGCTAAGGAATTAAAAGACTCTACCGATACAGTGCAATTTGGTAGGTTTAAATTCAAGGTATTCTCTAGTTTATCAGAAACAATACTACTAGGCACAGATACTAATTTAGTTCAAACTGTAGAAGCTGCTTTAGAAAGTGGATTAGCTAAGAAAGAGAAAGTTGTTGCTTTTACAAAGTCACCAAAATCAGGAGAAGAGCATATGTCATTCTATTCTGCACAAAATGCAATAAAGGAAGTAGAAGGTGATGATCTATACAAGGCAATCAAAAATGCATTAGCAGATTTAGAGGATGATTATTCAGAAAATGCTACCATAGTTATGACTAAGAAAGACTATTATGACATGATCGAGACTTTAGCAAATGGCAATACAACCTTATACATGGCACAACCAGAGCAAGTGTTAGGGGCACCAGTCGAATTCTGTGACGTGGCAGTAGATCCAGTTGTAGGGGATTTTAGATATTCTCATTATAACTATGACTTGAATATGCTGTATGACAGAGATAAAAACGTTAGGACTGGAATGGAGGACTTTGTTTTAACTGCATGGATAGATCATAGAATCAAATTAAAATCAGCATTCAGAATTGCTAAAAAAAAAGTAACCCCATAGAGGCAAAAGGGCTAAAAACAATGGCAATAGAAAATGAAGTTGACCTAAATGCTTTAACAGTAGCAGAACTTAAAAATATAGCAAAAGAAAAAGGAATACCAGGGTATTCAAATATGACCAAACAACAACTAATAGATGCTATTAACGAGACACCTTAGGAGGTGTTATTTTTATGGAATTAAATAAAGTTAAAGAATATTTAAGAGTGGATGGAGAAGAAGAGGACAATCTTATAACCTCTCTTCTTCTCGCATCGCAATCTTATATAGAGAATGGAACCGGAATCAAAATTGATGATGTTGAACGAAACAAAAACTTAAAACCGCTATATAATTTAGCAACAAAATTATTGGTATCTCATTGGTATGAAAATAGAACTACTGAAATAACAGGACCTAACTTTCATAAATTGAATTTTAGTCTTGAATCTTTGTTTCTACAGTTAGAAGCTGAATATTTGAAGCTAAAGAGAGAGGGTAAGGTATGAATCCAGGAAGATTAAAAGATCGCATCACTTTACAGAGGAAAAAGGAACAAGAGGGTTCTGTTATTGATTTAGATGATTATGAAGATTATATACCTTTATGGTCCGAAGCTAGATTTTTAAAAGGTAGGAATTTTTATGCTGCTAGAGCTGCCAATGTAAAAACTGATGTAGAATTTATTATTAGATATAGAACAGATATAGACGAAACTATGGGGATTAAATTTAATAATAGATTCTATGAGATAGAAGGTATATTACCTTTAGATAATAATAGCATGTATTTAGTCGTTAAAGCTTATGAAGTTAAACATGATATGTAGGTGATGTTATGTCTTATAAAATTAAATCAACAGAAAGCGAAGAAATAGAAGTATTTTTAAATGAAATAATGGGAGTTACAGAAGAAATTGAAGAGAGATTTCTAAAAAGAGCTGCTGAGGTAGTAAAAGGAAATATAGTTAGAAATCTAAATGTTTTAAGAACTAAAACCAATGACCCAGAACATAAACATATGGCAGATGATGTAAACTATAGAATTGTAAAAGATGAATATGGTGAAAAAGTAGCAAGAATAAGAGGAGGTAAAAAAACAGGAACTAAATGGCATTTAGTGAATGATGGAACATATAGAAGTAAAGCAACACATTTTATAGATACTGCTCTGAAACAATCAGATGAGGAAATAGAACAAATATTTGAAGAAGAAATGGAAAGGGGTGGGTTTTAATGGATTTGGTAAGCTTAGTAGATAAAACCTTATCTCCTTTAAAAATACCAGTTTTATGGCAAATAAGACCAGGAAAGTTTCCTGGAATATCATACCACTTCTTTAATGAAAGCGGTATTTTATTTGGTGATGGAGAAGTGGAGAGAATGACAGTATCTTGTCAAGTAGATATTTGGTCGAAAGATGGGCATGAAAATATAAAGAAAGAAGTCAAAAAGTTAATGAAGAAATCTAGATTTTTAGAACCTTATTCTTATGATGGATACGAGAAAGAAGTTAAATTATATCATACAGTAATGGTATTTAATTATCACTATAAGGAAGGTGAAACAAGATGAATAAATTTAAAAAAGCATATAGAATCAACGTAGAACATTTAGTTTATGCAATTATGACTAAGGATGAACCTAGTTTAGTCGATTATGGAACAATAAAAAAGTTATCTGAAGCTATGCAGATACAATTAACTCCCTCAGTAGCATCTGGACAACTATTTGGTGACGGAGTAAAACAATCCTCTATAGCAAAATTGACGGGTATGACGGCAGTATTGGATGTTACCAAAGTTCAAATAGACGATAGGGCAATTATTACAGGAGCAACTTATGAAGATGGGGTGTTAATTGAAGGAAAAGATGATACCGCACCATATATTGCTATAGGCTGGAAGGTACCGCAGGATATGCCTGGAGTAGCAGAATATCATTGGTTGCTCAAAGGCAGGGCACGGCCTTATGCGAATACAGTACAGCAACAAACAGATAACATTAATTATAGTACAGATACAATAACTATAGAATTTGTCCCTAGAGACTTTGATGGCGCAATAAAATATTCTGCTGATAGTGCGGATCCAACATTTACCGAAGAGCAGGCAGCTAAATGGTTTGAAAAAGTACCAGGACAAGTGGCAGCATAAAAAATACTAATCCCTATTTACTTAATAAATTTAATATTGTAGTATTGAGTAAAAAGGGGGGATTGGGTATGAAAATATTTATAAGAACAGAGAATTATGTACCGCCCACGAAAAAAGAGAAAAGATTTATGTTTATGGTAGCGGCAATTATGATAGGTTTTATATTGTGGGGATTCATAGCTACTTATATAAATGCAAATGCATTTACTAGGTCTGCAATTTATAGGAATGTACAAGATGTTTTTGGATATAAAAACATACATGAAACACAATATCATGAAGAGTCAAAAACCTATTTAGTAAGATTGTATGTTCCTAATAGGGGTAGCAGAAATAAAACCGCTCAAAACGCTTTAGACAAAATAAGGAAAGTATGTATTTTATCAAGTGAAGGGTTGGAAATAGGAAGTGACGTACAAACATTGACATTATTTATTGATAGTGAAGATTGGACTGTGTCATTAAGTACGAGCTTGAAAAAAGATACAATTTTTAATACTGATTGGTATAATATAAAAACTTATGGAGAATTAATGGAATTAACAAATACAAAGGTAAAAAATAGATAGCACCCTGTTAGGTGCTATTTTTATTATAAGAAATGGAGTTGATAAAATGGCTAGAAAAAAGTTCGCAGTAAAACCAATAGAGCCTTTGAGACTAGATTTTCCTGATGGTAAGGCAATAGAAGCTATATTTACTGTAGAAGCCTTTATTTTATTATCAGAAGAATTTGGGGACTTAGTAACATTAGCAAATGAAGAGAAAAGCAAGCCTTATGATTTGGCAGCAAAGCTTTTATATTGTGGGATGAAAGTAATGAATGCCTCTTCAACTTATGAAGAGGCGAAAGCAATTGTAATAGGTGGTGGGCTACCACTAATAGAAATAATATTTGAAAATGTAATGGAAACTTTTGATGGAATGGATATAGATGACTTAGAAGTAATAAAAAAAAAGGCAGAGGAGATGGCGAAAGAGTTCGGTCTGAAATAGATTTTGATGAACTCTATTATTATTTTTGTATAGTATTGAAACAACCTGAAAATACATTTTTTGCTAGTAGCATAGGAAAAGTTGTAAAAATGATAGGAATGTATGCGGACTCACTAAATACTGATGGACAAAAGCAACAGGTAGAAAAAATTACCTCTATGAGTCAGATTGCGGGGTGGTAAAGTGTCTTTTAAGAATTATAAAAGGTCAATTATATTAGATTTTAACTATGAAGAGGTAAGAAAAGGAGTGCCAGAAGCTAATAAGCAGATGGCACTCCTTAATGCTGAATTTAGAAAACAGAGTGAAGCGGCAAGACAATCTGGAGATTCTATAGAAAAATTACAACTTAAAAATGAAATATTTGCAAATAGAGTAAAGATACAAACTGATAAGGTGGAATCTTTAAGGCAAGAATTAGATAGGCTAACTAACTCAGAAAACATTAATGAAAAAGCAATAGCTAATAAAACTATAGAATTAAAAAATGCTGAAACTCAATTAATGAAGTATAAGAGGGAAAGTGAAGAAGTATCAAGAGAACTAAAAGCACAGGATAATATTTTTGGTAGGACTGGAGCTGCTATATCTGATTTTACAGAAAAGACTAAAGCAGCAGGAGTAGACTTAGAAAAGCTAGCTGGAACTATGCAAAAAGTCGGAGCAGTAATGATGGGTATAGGGATTGCAGCAGTAAAAATGGCTGGAACTGTAGACCAAGAAATGGCAAAGGTAGCGACTATTGCAGATACTACTAATATTAGTATGGAAGAATTGAGAAAAGGTGTGATGGATACTAGTAATACCTTTAATATTGCCGCAGCAGAAGTAGCAGAAGGTTTGTATAACATTAATTCTTCCAACATAGATACAGCTCACAGTTTAGAAGTTTTAAAAGAATCTGCATTACTTACAAAAACGGGATTCACTGATATGGGGAAAGCAACTGATATCCTTACTACAATAATAAATTCATATGGAGTAGCAATAGAAGATGCAAATCTTATTACTGATCAATTAGTTATTACACAAAAATTAGGGAAATTAACCGTAGATGAATTAGGAAGCAGTTTTGGTAAAGTAGCAGGATTAGCTTCAACAGCGCAAATACCTTTAGAGGAATTATTGGCAGCTATAGCAACATTAACTACAAGAGGAATAGAAGCAAGTGAAGCTGTTACAGGACTTAGAGGAATAATGGCTGCTGTAATAAAGCCAACTGCAGAAGCAAAAGAAGAGGCTGAAAGACTAGGACTACAATTTAATCTAGCAGCATTACGTGCAAAAGGTTTCTCTGGATTTCTTGAAGATGTACAAAGGAAAACTAGAGGAAATGATGAAAGTATGGCTAAATTATTTGGTAGAATTGAAGGGATTAATAATATGTTTATTTTGGCCGGTGAGGAAGGGGCAAAGCTATATGCTGAAAATGTAGATGAAATAACTAATTCAGCAGGTACAGCTAATGAAATGCTGGAAAAACTACAAACTCCTATTGAAAGACTAGACTCTGCAATTAACATTTTAAAAAATACAATGATAGAATCAGGAAAAGGATTAGCACCTCTAGTAAATATGTTAGCGGCTTTCTTAGAAATAGTAGCAAAAGTACCTGCTAAATTAATGACAATTATAGCAGTATTAGGGATGGTAACTTTTATAGTGGGTACTACTGCCAAAAGTGTTTTAGGATTATCTACATTAGCTGATGGATTAGGTAAAATCTTTGGACTTACAGTTAACCCAACAATTTTAAAAGCAGTTGCAATTTTCATGGCTTTAGCGGCTGCTTTCGCAATTATATTGGCATTAATAGTTGCTATAAAAGGCAACTCTAAGGAATTAGAAAATGTAGCGGATTCTGCATCTAAAATCACAGGAAGTTTTCAAAAACAAGCTACAGATATGCAAACTCAAGCAGTTAGAAATGTGCAAGGCTCTCATAAAAGCGGCTTAGGGAGAGTGCCACATGATAGGTATAGAACAGAATTACATGAGAATGAAGAGGTGTTATCTGCTAATGATCCTAGAAACAGAAACAATCCAAATTTCAGAGGCGGACAAGGTAACATATATGTAACAGTACAAGCAGATGACTTACAGGAAATGAGTGATGTTGTAAGGCTGTTTGAAGGCCTAAGGCAAAGACAGAGGGCAGGTGCTGGACGTGTTGACTAAAGTATTTCCAATTAAAAACACAGCCAATGGTTATAGCATAAGAATAATAGAAGCTGAGAGAAGTCCTGTTGATGGGAAAATAACCTACGAAACTAAGAGTCTCAATCGAATGGATAATCCAGAGTATATACAATTAACTAATCTAAACGTGACTATTTCAATAAAAGATAGTAGGGAAACAATATTCAACCCGTCTTACGGAGGGATATCTTGGGAACAAGATATTCCTGACAATGCGATAGTGACTTCTACAAGAATATATTTTACACAAAGACCTTTTAGGCAGGGTGGAGGCAATGGAGGACAACCAGTATACAGTGGAGATATAAGAATAGCTTATAACAAAGGGAAGTTTGTTCCTGGATATGATTTTTCTTTTAGCGATTTAACAAACTATGTACATGTACCTGTTAGAACAGAAAAAGAATTTTACATGGAAATAAATGAAGATTTAAAAGGTAGTATATTATTAAGAGGATTAGAAACTGAAAGTTTTATCGTTAACAAGAATACGCAAATGAACGGGGTTGGTATAATTAGTTTTGAAGAAAATCATTTGTGGATTATTCTTAATAATAGAATGCATCTGAAACCGTTGAGAGTAGAAGTAGAATATGAATTACCACCTCCATCAAAACCTAGAAGCTTATATCCTGATGGAGATACTTTAAATCCTAGAGGAGATATAAGATTTAGTTGGGCTAAAGAAGATGAGCAAGAGCATATAAATTTACAATACTCTACCAATCAAGGCAGCACTTGGACAACATTAACTAATCAGAAGACTAGAGATAATTTCTTTATTGTACCCGGAGGAACAATAAAGCATATTGGCAGAGTAGACTGGAGAATTAGAATAGGTAACGAAGCACAAATATATTCCGATTGGACTACTGCAATATTTACAGCAGGAGCAGAGGAACCACAAGCACCGTATCTGGTAACTCCTGTAGGAGATTATATACTAAAAAGTGATGGATCAATTGTATTTAAATGGATTTATAAAGGAGACATAGGGACAAATCAAGCTGCATATGAAATTTCAATTTCCAATGATAATGGAGTTTCCTGGCAAAGTAGAACATTGAGTTCACCAAGCCAACAGCATAGTCAATATCTGGATTATACAGGTTCTGTCTTATGGAAAATACGAACTAAAAATAATTATAATGAATGGTCACCTTGGAGTGATATAGCACAATTCACGATTATAGATACTCCACCTGCCCCCTGGTTTACTTATATAGAAAATAAACATATGCCTACTTTATATTGGAATTCTAGTAATCAGGATGTATATAGAATATGGATAAAAGATGATAAAAGAGAATTAGTTTTTGATACTGATGAAGTAGCAGATGCTAATTCTAGAAAATTAAAGCTACCTATATTTTTGAGCTTTGGAAAATATACTTTTTATATCCAAATCAAAAATAATTTCAATATAGAATCTCCAATAAGTGAGCAAACAAAATGGATTAATCCAACTCCCCCTAAGAAACCTGAAATAGATGTATATTCACAAGACTATAGGGTAGTAATAACTGCTAGTGTTGTAAATGGGTTAGTTTATAGAAATAATCAATATATAGGTACATTGAAAGATGGAAAGTTCTTAGATTATACAGCAGGGAATAAGACTATATATGAATACTTTGTTAGGAATGTAGAATATGACAATTACAATGACTCTGAAATCAAGCAGGGACAATGTAATTTTAGAAAAAATACTATTGCAACTATAGATAATCCTGAAGACTTTATAGAGGTATATGTCAATTTAGACAATTTTCCACAAAAAACGTTTGATTTTAGACTAGACTATAAGAGTATGAATTTTGCAGGTAGAACCTATAAGGCTACAGAATTTGGAGAAAGCATACAAGAGGATAGATCCTTTACTTTTTATGTAGAAGAAAAAGAACCTATATTGAAGTTAATTAAGAAGAAAAAGGAATTAATTTATAGAGATATAAATGGTGAAGTAATATATGGAACTATAGCTAGTATATCTGGAGAAAAAAGACTGGACGGTTATACTGTAGTATTTACTATAGGGAGGACTAGAGAATGATAAAACTTACAGAAGAACAACAAGGTTTATTACATTTCTCCAGCAATTCTAGGGATATAAGATTTAGATATGACTTATTGAACTTTGAAGAATTTAAAATAGGAGAACTAGACGTTGCAAGTGGTAAGATTGGATTAAATTCTCTAGCCGAAATAAAAAGAACTGGGGCATTTGAAATAAAAGAAAACGAACTAAAGGACGTAGATTGGATTAATTCTAAGATACGTCCTATGTTTATGCTAAAAAATAATGATAAATGGCATGAATGGAGTTTAGGAGTTTATTTAATTTCCTCCCCATCTGTAGGCATAGTGAAGGGAAAATATAGAAAAGTAGAAGCTTATGATGCCAATGAAATATTAATGGAAGATAAATTTATAAATAGGTATTTCATTAAAAAAGGTACAAATTATGTAAAAGCAGTAACACAAATAATTAATAGTGCTGGAATTTATAAAGTAAATATAATTCCACATCCTGGGAAACTAAATTCAGATAAAGAATTTGAAATAGGAGAGAGTAAATTAACTGTAGTAAATGAATTGCTGAGGCAAATTAATTATACCTCTATATTTACAGATGAATGGGGATACATGGTATCTAAGCCTTATGTTTTACCAAATTTGAGAGAAGTGGAATACTCTTATAAAGAAAATGAAACGAGTATTATATTAATTGATTCTACAAAACATTTACTAGATACTTTTAACGTGCCTAATATCTTTGTAGGGACAGTGTCTACTCCTGAGGGGCAAAATCTAAGGTCAGTATATACAAATAATAATCCTCTAAGTCCTATATCTACAGTTAGAAGAAAAAGAAATATTGTAATGCATGAAGAAGTAACGGATATATTAGACCAAGTTACACTTGATAATTATATTAAAAGACTTGCATATAACAATACGAAGTTATATGAAAGGTTAATTTTTGATACTGCTATAATGCCCCATCACAGTTATTCAGACTGTTTATTTGTAAATGGAGATAAATATATTGAAACTGATTGGGCTATGGGATTAGAAACAGGTGGTGTAATGACTCATAATTGTAGGAAGGTGACAAATATATGATTGAAGTACTTGAAAATCCTATACGAGAAACTATAGGAGATAGGATAGCTACAATAGTTGAAATAAATGAAGATGGATTACCTATTATTCAATTTGATGGAGAGGAAAAACCTAGCCAAAAGTTATATCCTATAAGCGGATTATTTAAACCTGAAAAAGGACAAAGAGTAATGATGAAAAGATTTAATGATACTTATATCATAGAATATAATATTTTATATTTGGAAGTAATGGAAGAGCCAAATATGAATAACTTTGAGGGAAATGTAAATATAGATGGAGATTTAAAAGTAGATGATATTAATTCTAGAGATATAAATTGTAGAGATATAACTGTTACGAGAAGAACTAATATAGATAATTTAAGTGTAACTGGAAAATTAGACTTAGATTCAGACTTGAATATTATGGGGGATACTACTTTAAATAAAACTTTTATAAATGATGAATTGAGTGTTAAAGATTTAAAGGTGCTTAATACATCTATTTTGACTGGCTTAAAAATAAAAGGACCTATAGGTTTTTTTGAGGCAAATCCCACTAACAGAAAATCCATAGATAGACCAGTAGGAACAAATTGGAATCTATATGCTGTAGCTATAGCTGAATTATTAGATATATTAGAAGAGTATGGTCTAATACAGCAAAAAGGATAGGTGATTAGATGAAGCTAAAAGAATTTGATTTTTCTTTAGATATAAAACGACATAAAAGAACAGAAGATATAATTTTAGTCCAAAATGACAGGCAAACAACTAAATTTAATATTAATCTAATGGATGGAAATCATGCTTTTTTAATAGGTGAAAATGCGGAGATATCGATTGTATTTCAAAAATCTGATGATACCTATATAGAGCAGGAGTGCGAATTTATAGGAAATAAGGTATCGGTAATATTGGTAGACCAAGTACTTACAAAGAGTGGCAAAGTTATAGCGGAGATAATCATAAGAAGTGATAATCAAGTATTAACTACAACTAGTTTTGATTTTCATGTAAGAAAAAATATTCTCAATGATAATGCTATAGAAAGTACAAATGAAATAGGGATACTAAACAAATTAATTGATACAGTAAAAGAATTAATTCAAAAAGTGATTAATTCAATTCCCAGAATAGGGGATAATGGTAATTGGTTTATAGGAGATGAGGATACAGGTAAACCTAGTAGAGGTCCTAAGGGTGATAAAGGAGATAAGGGTGAACAAGGTCCTAAAGGAGAAAAAGGAGATAAGGGCGACAGGGGTATTGATGGTATTGGAGCCGTCCATAGCGTAAATGACCAGGTGGGGGATGTCTACCTAACTGGTGAAGATATAAGAGTGAATCAAAATCAACAATGGTCAGTTAGTTATGCATTGAATAAACTACACGAAAGAACTGAGTATATACCTTATGCTACAGATGCTCCTGTAAAGTTAGGGGGCGGTGAGAAATGCCGTACACTAATCTCTACAGAGACAGAGGGAGAGAAGGTTTTTGAATTAAGTGCTCATTGTTCAAATTGGGTGTTAAAGTTCAAGTCTAGAATAAATATTGAATTACCAGACCTAAATGAATTTAGGTGGGGGACCAATGAGATTAAGGGTGGCGAATATAAGTGGTTCACTATGAGGGTATTGTGCTATAATCAGGGCTCAATCCCAGTACAGTTGGTAACTGAGGGCAAGAACTTCTCAGGGATGGTATTTTGGGATGGTGGAACCATCCCGCCTTCAATACAAGCAGGTAAAACCGCATTGGTTGAATATGTAGGAACCTACTATCGATTTGATGATAGAGTTGTGTGGTTGGCTAAGATAATTTGGCAACATTAAGTTGGGCTAGTGTATGGGGAATCAATTATTTAAAGTTGCAACAGGGGGAGGGCAATAGACTAGAGATAGTCTTTTTTTATTGCCCTTCTTTAATTTGAATACCAGGAGGGAGCTATGGAGAATGAAAAAAGAATTGCAAATTTAGAAGTGAAGATTGGAAAGTTAGAGGATGAAATAAGCGAACTACACAAAAATACAGCAGTATCAAAGCAAGAAATTAAAATGATATTTAATATATTAAATGAAATAAAAGATAGTATAAAAGATATTGCTAAAGATTTAGGAAATCTCAAAGAAAAACCCGCAAGGAAATGGGAGGATACGATTAAAACTATTATAACAGTTGTAGTAACTAGCATAGTGACAGCGGTTATGGCAGGTAAATTAATGTAGGGGTGATTAATTTGACTAATATTAAATTAGTAGAACATTGTAAAATGGCATTACAGCAGAAATGGGGATATGTTTATGGTACATTTGGGACTATTTTAAATGAAGATACATTAAAACATAAGATGAAACAATATCCTCAAAACATATCTCAGTTTGAAACTTTTATAAGACAAAATTGGATGGATAGAAGGGTTGCAGATTGTATAGGACTTATTAAATCATATCTATGGTGGGATAATGGAAAGGTAAGATATAATTCCTCACAAGATAAATCAGCTAACGGAATGTATCAAGTAGCGAAAGAAAAAGGACTTATAAGCACTATTCCAGAAATACCAGGCATATTGGTTTGGAAATCAGGACATATAGGAGTTTATATCGGAAATGGACAAGTAATAGAAAGTAGAGGAACTAAGCAAGGGGTAATTCAATCTCCTTTAAAAGGTCCTGGAAGTGCTGGGTGGACTAACTGGTGTAAATGTGCTTATATTGGCTATACAGATGCTAAAGCAGAAGCTAAAGAAGAAATAGTAAATGATTTAACTACAATTAATATAACGTTGCATGGCAAAGAAATAGATGTAGCAGGTATATATAAAGATAAAACTAATTATATCCCTGTGAGGTTCTTAGAAATGCTAGGATATAGCGTTAAGGGGAAAGGTACAAATATTGTAATTGAATATAAAGGAGAGGATAAATAATGTATAATGATTTTATGACTATAGAGGTTCTAGCAACGTTTGCAGGGTTAGTAGCTGCAGTAAGTATTATCACACAATTTACTAAATCAATTATAAAGAGAAATTTCGGAGATGGAGCAGTCAGGTTATATGCTTTTATAATATCTCTTATACTCACATTTGTATTTGCTAGAGCAGGACAAGGTATAGAAGGGATAGTTCTTACAGTTATTAATGCAATAATAGTAACTGTAGCAAGTTCAGGAGCATATGAAATAGTAGTAGATCCACGAGCAGAAAAAAGTAAATATTAA